TAGCCTTGCAAGAGCAGCAAGCCGCAGAACGTGTACATACGGTTGATGAGATTCGCCAGAAGTTCTACAACGAGCAGCCCATCGGGGATGAGCGTGGCGCTTTGTTGGTGGTAGAGACTAACAGAATGTCACCACAGATTGAACAGCCAGCACCAGACCCGATGCAGAACGTAGCACAGCAACCATCGGACAATCTGCCACCTGATGCGCCACATAACGAAGCGCATCAACAGGGACAGCAGGATAGACAGACGGTGGTAAATCAGGATTCAGGCAGTAACGATACATTACCTGCAAACGATGCCGCTAAACGTGCAGAGGTGAAGGCGTTTAAGGCGTGGCTAAAGAAACGCCCACAAGCCGACATTCACACGTTTAAGGCTGAGTATCTTACGCACGATGAACTGCACGATATCGCCGCCGATGTGCGAGAGGTAGCTGCAAAAGGAAATCGATTTACGCCACGGGGAGACGATGAACCATCACCACCATTACCTATTGAGCTAAATATCACGGATGATGATGTTGATTTCGCATTGCGCAAGTGGGATAGTCTGTTTCCCGACTTCGCTGGTTTGCTGGATGCCGAGGTGACATAATGTCATACTGGCAATGGGATAGTAACTCAAAGCGTTATCGTGTCACGGTAGAAGGTGCAGAGGCACTTAATCAGCGTGTCGGTACATACGTAAGCAATGCTAGAATGTTGGAATTGCGAGAAAGTGTTATCACATCCGCAAAAAACAGAGTTAATGAGTTAGCGAGCAGTTTAGCATCTGGCGATATAAACATCAATCAATGGACGCTTGCGATGCGGCAAGAGGTAAAAGATTCATTTATACATCAATACATGCTGGGTCATGGTGGAAGAAATACAATGACCCAATCGGATTGGGGTAAATTAGGGCATGACATTAGAGACCAGTATCAGTATTTGAATAGATTCTCAGATGAAATTCGGGCAGGCAGATATACAGAGTCTCAAATAGCGGCACGCTCACGGATGTATATGGAGGCTAGTAGTCAATCATTTGAGAAGGCAAAGGTTGCTAGTCGTGGTATTCCTGACCTACCGGATTATCCTGGTAGCGGAAGAACCGAATGTATGACGAATTGCAAATGCTACTGGAATATTAAAGAAACTGAAACTGAATGGTTGTGCTATTGGTCGCTATCCAACGTCGAGCATTGCGACTCATGTATTGACAGGTCGAATCGATGGAATCCGCTTGTGATAAGTAAGAATAAATAATGAATGTAGATATAAAAATAACTGGCGTAAATAGAATAGAAAACAAACTACGTGGTTTGATTTCAAACATGCCAGAGATTGTCGATGGTGAGGTCGTGGACTGGACACGAGACATGGCGAAGCTGTTGAAACGGACAGCATATCCGGCGAAACGTCCTGGACAGAATTATGTGAGAACTGGACAACTAGCGAACAGATGGCGTGTAGTTCGTCAAAAGTCAGCATCCTACAGAATCCTAAATGACGCACGTGGCAGGCGTGGCAGGTTGTATGCAGGTTATGTAGTTGGTTCTGGTGGCGATCAGGCTTGGATGCACGCAGGCAGATGGTGGATTGCTAGAGATGTAATTAATGGTTTTTCTGGAGATTTGACACGTCGAATGGTTCGTAGAATAAATCTGTACTGGCAGCAATAAAAGTGCAATAAGTGAGGCGTTGAGATAGTGAATAACAGCTTTGAACTTACACAAAACAGTGGTATAATTACGAATAGTTCAGGCGATGGGGTGGTTGTCTCACGCAAGGAATTGCAGGACGAAAGAGCGTATTTACTCAGTCGGCTGCAACAAATACATAGGTTGCTAGGCTTACCGCCGATACAGACAGGACAGCAGCAGCGGCGGCAACACTGTAACAACTAACTGAATATAGCTGACAATGAGTCATTGACGGCGCAATTTGTAGGAGTCAACTCCTATAGATTGCGCCGTTTTTGTTTGGTGCAAATCATGGATGGATTGATTAGAGCAGTAAAAAGCGATAGTGGGGATTGGGAGATTGAGATACTTGGTGTTCCGTTTGGCTCGCCTAGTGATAGAGATAGTGATGGTGAATTCTTCACGGCACAAACAAAGTTACATCTTGATAAATTTCCGACTCCCCCGTTAGTTTTTTTTCATGGATACAACGAGCAGAAGCAGCCAGACGCACAGCCTATCTATGTAGGAAGAACGACAGGCTACGAAGTACGCAGGGATGGCGTGTGGTTTCGTGGTGTGTTGGACAAAGCAGTGGCGCAGGCTAAGGCGGTATGGGATGCCGCACAACAGGGAATGGCACGAGCTAGCAGCGGGAGTATTGCTCATTTAGTGCGCAAGGCGGCAGACGGACGGTTGTTAGAGTGGCCATTGGCTGAGTTGTCGGTATTCGACACATTCAACGGTAAGAACCCGGCAAATCGTCGGGCAGTAGTAACACCTGTAATGAAAATGGTTTATGAGCAGGCGGGACTTTCCTTGCCTGTTGACATAGAGGGCGAAAGCTCAGAGACAGACGGCGTAGAAGTAAGCGACGGCTTACTTGGTTCGGATGTGGAAGCAAATAGCCAACAGCGTGAAGTGAACAGTATTAAAAGTGAGGATAAGACAATGGAAATTAACGAAATTCAAAAACTGGTTGCCGATGGCGTAGCCAGTGCGCTGAAGGCAGAACAGGACAAACGAAATGCCGAGGAAGCGCAGAAGAAAGCGGTAGCCGAACAGGTGGAAGCCGCTGTCAAGGCAGTAAAAGACGAAGCCGCCGCACAGGTTGCCGCAGCTAAAGCGGAAGCCGCAGAAGCTCGCCGCTTGCCTGGTGGCATTGAAGCACCGCACGTTGCGAAGTTCGGTAATGTCGCTAAATACGACAACCTTGACGCAACCGATGCCGCTGTGTTGGCTGGCATTATGTCGGCTGCAAAGATGGCAAATCGCGGCGTAGGTGCTAGCGAAGATTTGCGCAAGTATCTCGCCATTCAACTTGCCGAAACGCCAGACCAAGACCGTCAGTTTGTCGCTAGCAAATCGGCGATGAAGATGGCAGGCATGCCGATGAAGGCAAACGAACTCAATCAGTCAACGCTTGCTAACTATGGCGATGAATGGATTGGTGTTACCTATAGCTCGCAGCTTTGGGACAAGATTCGCTTGGCGGCTCCTATTGCTGCAAAGATTCCAACCGTGCAAGTGCCGCAAGGTAGCGAGTCGGTTGTGTTGCCTCTCAATGGCACTGCACCAACGTTCTACAAGGTTGCACAGGCAAGCGCACAGGACGCTAATCCAGGGCGTGTTACTCCAACCATCACCACAACCAAGAAAGGCACGGCTAGCAAGACTCTTACCGTGTCGAAATTGGGTGCGGCTATCAACTACACTGGCGAGCTTGAAGAGGATTCCTTGATTCCGTGGGTGTCCGAATTGCGCCGTGATTTAACGTTGGAAGCAGCCGAAATTCTGGAACACATTATCATCGATGGTGACACAGCCACAGGCGCAACCACCAACATTAACAGCATCGGTGGCACTCCCGCAGGCAACGAAGCTTACCTTTTGTTCGATGGCTTCCGCAAGCTTGCGCTTGTCACCAACACAAGCAATAGCCGCAGCGCAGGCGTGTTGGATGTTGGCGATTATCTCGAAACTCTGAAATTGCTTGGCTTGGCTGGACGAAATGCCGCACAGCGTGACTCGGTTGATTTCATTATCGACATGTGGACACACTGGAAGAGCTTGGAACTGGCAGAGGTGAAAACACGTGACGTATTCGTTTCCCCGACGATTGAGAATGGCTACCTTGTCAATCTCTACGGTCACAATGTCATCACCTCATCCAACATGCACCGAGCCAATCAGGATACCACATACGGTCTGAAGGCTAACACCTCCGGTAAGGTGGATTTGACAACCGCCGCAAACAACACAACTGGCAGCATTCTTGCCGTCCGTTGGGATCAATGGCGCTTGGGCTACAAACGACAAATGACGTTTGAGGTTCAGCGTGATGCAATCAGTGACAGCACCGATATCGTGGTAATGATGCGTGTCGGCATGGTGAATCGTGACAACGAAGCAAGCGCAATTAGCTATAACGTTGGCGTCTAAGTGATTGAGTGTGTTGGGTGAGGCGACTTACCCAACACTACAAATGGAGAAATAGAAATGTCTAGTTTACTCAATCTGAAAATCGGAACGGCTGACAATAGCGATTTCAAACAGGTGTTCGACGTTGCGAGCGCAGACGGAGCCATCACAATTCCGACACGTGGACGCAAACACGTCTTTATCACGAAGGCAAGCGCCGCAGCCTTGACACTGGCTGCACCCACCGCTACCACGCATGACGGTGTGGAAATTGTGATTGTTAGCACGACAGCCGCAGCGCACACTGTAACGGTGTCAACGACTGGTATGAATGATTTAGGTACGTCCGGCGATGTTGCTACATTCGGTTTGGCGAAAGGCAACGGCTTGACACTGGTTGCCTATAACGCTGACTGGTACGTAACAAGTAACATCGGTGCGACACTGGCGTAAGCGATATGGTTAAAGTGAAATTTCTCCAGGACTTTCGTGGCAAGCTGACAAAAGAAATCTTTTACGTGGCTGGCACGGTTGCCGAGTTTGACGCAGCAACCGCACAGGCGCTATTAGACGAAAACCGAGCAGCACCAGCGGAAGTCGAGGAAGAGACGACAGCCAACGATAGGCAGAAGCGCAGTACAAAGCGAGTGAAATAATGGCTTACTGTGGCGTAGACGAACTGAAAGAATATCTAGGCGTGACAGGCACGGCAGACGATGCAATGCTATTAACTTTGCTTGCAGCCGCACAGCGCACCATTGATAGCTATTGCGCACGCACATTCGAGGCAACAGCCGACACTGTGCGCACATTCGATAGTCAACGTGATGTAGACGGCTACACGCTTACGGTAGATAGCGACCTATGCGCCATTACATCGATTGTGAATGGTGACGGCAC